GACATCCAAAGTTAGAAATTATTGGTGGCAAAGGAGCCACAGACGAAAGGCTTGTTGGAATTGCAATGAGTTTGATGATTCAGATTTACGAAAAGGCTTCTGATATCATTAGTCCAAACGTCATGTTCTGTGGTGTATCGATTAAAGACAAACATAGAAAAGACAACTTGCACCAAGACCACACATCAGAGAGTGAAAAGAATCTCATAAAGGTGTTGGGTGTTCTCAATACAGATTGGCAAGATTCTTGGGGTGGTGGCTTTGAACATGGTGGTGAAGTGTATCCTGTACGTCCAACAGACTTTTTAATTTTTGATTCCAAAGTTCCTCATCGGGCTGATGATATTCTTGTAGATAAAAAACGAATTGCAATTGACTTTACCTTGCATAAAGTGTAGAATAGATACTATGGAAGATTATATTAGAGCGTATGAAAATGTTATATCAAGTAATTGGTGTGACGCACTGATACAAAAATTTGAGGACTTTGATGACCAGCATGAAGTCCTTGATGATAAGATGTCCTTTATACAAATTAACTTTGCAAAAAATGTTTTATGGCAATACGAATCAGATTATTTGTCTAAAATTCTTTTGGAGCAAGTTAAGAAGTATGAAAAAGATGTCGATGTCTCAAATCAATGGCCATCAAAATATACACTAGAACCTGTACGAATGAAACGATATCTACCAAACCAAAAAGATAATTTTCCCTCTCATGTGGATGTTACAGGTACAGACAACAATAGTCGGTTCTTGGTTATGTTTTTATATCTGAGTGACAATGAAAAAGGTGAGACTATTTTTCCTCACCACCATCTCACATCGAAATGTATACAGGGGAATATTTTGATTTTTCCACCATTATGGCCTTGGTTACATTCGGGTAATTTTCCAGTGAATACACCAAAATATATTGTCGGGAGTTATTTACATTATGTCGATTGAAGATAGTTATGCATTTGTGCATAATACTAAAAGTAATATACAAGGTATTGGTATTAAGAATGGAAAGTATCACGGAGTTATTTACGAATATAAAAATGTATCGTTTGGTACGTTAGAAGATGAGCCTGATAAAGAGGTTTTACTTTCTTTTGAGTATGATATTATTGACCCATTTGGATTTAAGAGGGAAGATTTTGGCAAAAAAGAATTTGCAAATCTATTAGGTGATATTCTAGTAGATGTAATTGATAAATATGGTACAGGAGAGCAGTTTGAATCAGACGATTGAAAGAACCACACTCAGCAACTTAATCTACAACGAAGATTATGCTCGAAAAGTTTTACCTTTCATAAAGGGTAATTATTTTGATGAGAGAGAAGATCGAATTATTTTCGAGGAAATTAGTAACTTTGTAGACAAGTATCAAAAAATTCCAACACAGACCAGCCTTGAGATTGAGGTTGGTGAAAGAAAAGACCTCAACGAAACAGAACATAAAAAGATTGTCGATATTATCAAGACACTCAATCCAATCGAGGTGGACTTTGAGTGGTTGGTGGATACAACTGAAAAGTTTTGCAAAGATAAAGCTATCTACAATGCAATCGTTGATGGTATTCGTATCATCGATGGTAAGGACAAGAAACGAACACCTGATGCAATTCCAGAGATATTGACTGATGCATTGTCGGTGTCATTTGATAACTCTGTCGGTCATGATTACATAGAAGATGCAGAGAAACGATTTGATTATTATCATCGTATAGAGGAACGTATACCATTCGACTTGGACTTCTTCAACAAGATAACCAAAGGTGGATTGCCACCCAAGACGTTGAACATTGCACTTGCTGGAACTGGTGTCGGTAAATCGTTGTTCATGTGTCATATGGCCGCAAACTGCTTGTCTCAAGGTAAGAACGTATTGTATATTACTCTGGAAATGGCAGAGGAACGAATCGCAGAACGAATTGATGCGAACCTGATGAATGTCAGTATGGAAAATTTACAAGACCTTCCAAAGAAAATGTTTATTGATAAGATGTCGAAGATAATCAAGAAGACAGCAGGTAAACTTATCGTTAAAGAATATCCAACTGCAACAGCTCACTCTGCACACTTTCGAGGATTGATTAAAGAACTTGCAATCAAGAAGTCATTCAAATCAGATATCATTTTTATAGATTATCTGAATATCTGTGCGTCCAGTAGATTCAAGGGCGTTCAAAGTATGAACTCATATATGTATATCAAAGCAATCGCAGAGGAACTCAGAGGACTTGCAGTAGAAACCAATGTTCCAATCATGTCTGCAACTCAAACCACAAGGTCGGGGTTTGTATCGACTGATGTTGGACTTGAGGATACTTCAGAGAGTTTCGGACTGCCTGCAACGGCTGACCTGATGTTTGCACTGATATCGACTGAGGAACTTGAAGAACTGAATCAGATATGTGTAAAACAGTTGAAAAACCGATATAATGATCCTACAATGAATAAACGGTTTGTAATCGGTATAGATCGTGCGAAGATGAGACTTTATGATGTGGAGATGAACGCACAAGAAGACTTGGTGGATAGTGGACAAGAAGATACACCAGTGTTCGATAATTCAAGTTTTGGTTCTAAGTCATACGATAAGTTTTCTAACTTGAAAGTGTAACCTCTCCTTTTATAAATAGTATATAAATTACTTTTATGGGAGCTTTGGATGTCCAAACTAAGAGATATTGTCCGTCAGGTTAAACCTGTTCAAGAAACATATTGTGTTGATTATGTAGAGAGAGTTCAAAATCTTTTGTATGAAGCAAATAAGGGTATCGATATAAAGGTTTTGCAAAAAGAATTACCTCGTTCTGATATCTTGCGAGCTACAGTCCTCTTTGATGCTATTAAAAACCAAACTCCATTAGAAACTACCAAAGGAAATGTAAACCTAAACTGGATATCTGATGCTGATAGAATTTCAGCTGAAAGTGGAGATTTTATTAGTGCCTTTCTTAAAGGCCGTAATTATAAACCAGTATTTGTTACTGATGCAGGCGATAAAATTAAACTTAATAATATTCTAAAAACTGCTGCGTTTGGTGGAGGTCGGGGGTCTGGTGGCGGTGCTGAGGCAACAGGGTTGATGGAATGTGCTCAATGTATCTATGCAGCTGCTATATTTAAGGGAGAGAAGTTGAGTGTGGGAGATGAACTCGACCCCTTATCATGGGGAACATACAGTGCTAATTTTGATGTGGATAAAAACTTGGATAATATTGCAGACGGATTTTCACAAGCATGGATGGACTCCAGTATTTTAATTGGTAATGCACTAAAGAAAAATATAAAGGGAACAAACTATACTTGGCACAGGGGCTCTGCTTTTGTTAAGGAAATAGAGAATAGGTTTAAGGAATTAAATAAAGCAGAAAAACCTAAACCATTTTCCAATATCAATAAATGGACACCAGCTGATATATGGGCAGTAAAAAATGGTAAGACTTTTGATTTTAACCAATTCTCAAAGTTGGGAGAACTTACTAACGAATTAAAAGAACGGTACGATAGTGGAGATTTAATTGGAATTTCCTTGAAATTTGCTTCTGGAAGTGTTACAGTGGAAGAGAAAAATACTACTGGATTTATTCGCAGACCAGTAAAATATGGCGGTTATGAGAAACCGAAGGATTATTTCAGTTCAAAGGATTTGTACATTAGATTGGGAAAACAAAGGATGCAACTACGAACTTTTGCTACTGCAAGTTCTTGGCAGGGTGAGGCAAAAGGAGCAGGAGCAGGCGTGGGTGCTGGTAAGATAGGCGGTGGGGTATTAGAAGCTATTATGATAAATAATAGTACTTTAACAAAGTTTCCTTATACCAATGCACAATTAAAGACACTTGCTACACAAGGAAAACCACCATTTTTAGATGAACTTTATCAAATGTATGTGGGATTAGTTGGTAAAGGTAATGCAGAACAAAAAGAAAAATGGATTAAAAAAGCAAGTAAAAAAACGATTGGTCGAGTAAGTGGAGCAGATTGGAGATTTTCTAAGTTTAGAAGTATGTTCTTTGTTGCACAGTTAGAAGACAATAAACCCATAGCACATAAGATATGTGATAACATTGCAGCTTATTCTTTATCTGCCTCTGATGATGCTGCTCCTCATGTGGTGTACAAATGATAAGTTTCAGAGAACTAGTCGAAGATAAGGGTGGAAAGAATCTCCACCTAGAACACCTCGAAGATGAAATACTCAACTACGGTATTGATGGTGGTCGTGCAGCTCTAAACTTCTTACGTTCTCTGAGAGATATGTTGGCTGGTGCAAGTCGGTCATCCGTAAATATGACGGTTAAGTGGGACGGTGCGCCTGCAATCTTTGCTGGAATAGACCCATCAGATGATAAGTTTTTCGTTGCAAAGAAGTCAGTGTTCAACGTGGAACCAAAGTTATACAAGACTAGCGCAGAGATAGATGCAGATTTGTCTGGAGCTCTTAACTCCAAGTTCAAGATTGCACTTGCAGAGTTTTCCAAATTGGGTATCGGAGGGGTTCTACAAGGTGATTTGATGTTCACCGATGACGTTGAAACCGAAACGATTGAGGGAACAAAATACTACACGTTCCAACCGAACACGATTATCTATGCAGTTCCAGTGGATTCCGATTTGGGTAAGATTATCAATAAGGCCAAAATCGGAGTTGTCTGGCACACCACATATACGGGGAACGAACTTCAAGATATGAAAGCATCCTTTGGTGCAGATATCAAGGGGTTAAAGAAACCAACTACAGTGTGGATGGACGATGCGACATATAAAGATGTATCGGGTAAGGGTACGTTCAATGAAAAGGAAACTGAAAAAATTACTGGCGTACTCCTTCC